GCCCCAACCAAAAGCCCCGCACCCCTCCACAACTGCAAGGAAGCCCAATAAACGCGGGCAATCTACGCGGGCAGTATCTACGGTAGGCGGGCTGTTTACATGCCTTTAAACGGGCTGAAATGCTTATCTGGAATCATTCTAAATAAGAATGTGCGGCCTGGACGTGAAACAATACATACCCCGCGCACCCCTCGAAACGGGCAAATACTGCCTGAAATACCCCGAAAAGGTCTGGCATAAATACGCCACGCATGGGACGCGAAATATAACGTGCTGACTATCAGCGCAAAAATGCGGTTGTTACACGCGGTGGAGACAAAATACCCGCGGCATGGACAGGGGCGGCAAGACAAGCACCCCACCCCCTTTGCTGAATCGACTTCGGGACGGGGACAGGGCAGGGGCAGTGTGGGGGGTGACCCCAACCAGGATGAGTCTATAGTTTATTGACCCCAACCACTATGAGTTTACAACCATTATGAGTTTACGGAATTTGTTGGATATTTCATGACTCCGTGTATATTTGTAAAAAAAAGGCTATGAAATACGCGTCACAGGACTTTATGGATAACATGTTTGGGGGGTATACACCTGCCAAGCAGATGGTAAAGAACAGACGTCGCTCGGAGATGGAAAGGATGGAGATGGAGGCCAAGGAGGCGGAGAAGTGTAAGTGTGAAGGGGGTAGCCATGGCTAAGGCGATGGGTACCGGGTCTAAGACCACGTTTGGCAAGCGCAAGGATGGGAAGCCTTTTAAGCGCAAGTCACCAATGGACAAGAATGTAAAACCATCAAGAGGACAAGGATGAAAGCAAAGGCAGGACTATATGCGAACATTCACGCCAAGAGAAAGCGAATAGCTGAGGGATCAGGCGAGAAGATGAGGAAGCCCGGAACACCAGGCGCACCTACATCGAAGGACTTTGAGAAGTCAAAAAAGACCGCTAAAAAGAAAAAATAATGGCAAGGACAGCAGCATGGCAAAGAAAGGAGGGCAAGAACCCAGAAGGCGGTCTAAACGCCAAGGGCCGAGCCTCGTACAAGCGTGAAACAGGAGGCACATTGAAGCCCCCAGTATCGGCCAAGCAAGCAAAGAAGTCTCCCAAGAGCGCTGCTCGGAGGAAGTCTTTTTGTGCTAGAATGGGTGGTATGCCAGGTCCTATGAAGAAACCAAATGGCAAACCCACTCGCAAGGCTTTAGCTTTGAGAAAGTGGGACTGCTAAAGAAACACGGTCTCGTGCAGGGACCGTTGTAGTTACGACTAAAGCCGATCAGAAATGGTCGGTTTTTTTGTTTATTCGCTGACCAATCCACCGCATTACAGGAACGGCCATTGAGTTCCCACACGCCTTGTATCTTGGTCCGTCGGGACAATCCTCTGCTGGTTTCTTCTTCCACGGGATCTTTGTCCAATTGTCGGGAAAGCCTTGAAGCCTTTCGCACTCCACCGGGGTAAGGCGTCTGATAGCCATCGGAGGATTGCTTATGCGTGAAGCCGTGTGGGCAACAGCGTGTGGACCCCTCGCAACAAGTGAAGGCATGGTTTCCGACTCCTCAATCTTTGGTTCATATTGAGCATTCTCGCCCTGGTTGAATGCAGCACGGTCTATTATGGTTGGCTGAATTACTGCTTGGAAGTTGTCTTTGTCGGGCATGTACTGTCCGCCACTTCTTGTAGTTAGGGTTGCTGAGGTGTCTCCTCCGTCCCACCACTTACCGCTTCCAACGCTCTCTTCAGTTGCTCTGGTAACTGCTTGCCTCTTTTCTCTGCTCGGCGCAGGATTCCTTGACACGCTTTCTGACTCAAATAGAACCTCTGCGGCAGCTCGTTGGTCTCCAAGACATCCGACAACAAACACACGTTTACGTCTTTGGGCCACTCCGAACCATTGAGCGTCCAGTACCCGATAGGCCCACCCGTACCCCAACTCCCCCAACGCCCCGAGGAAGGAACCAAAATCCTTTCCTCCGTTAGATGACAGGACTCCGGGGACGTTTTCCCAGACAATCCACTTAGGTTTGTAACGCTCAGCGATTGCAAGAAACGTGAGCATGAGATTGCCTCTTGGGTCCTTAAGACCTTGTCTGAGACCTGCGACTGAGAAGGACTGGCATGGTGTGCCTCCAACGAGAAGATTGACATTTGCATTTGGCCAAGTATTAAATTTAGTCATGTCACCCCAGTTCGGGGTGTTTGGAAATCTGATTTTGAGAACCTCTGAGGGGAACGGTTCAATCTCTGAGAATGCCACGGGTTCCCATCCCATGTCGTGCCACGCAACGGAGGCTGCTTCTATTCCGCTACAGACGGAAATGTACTTTACCTTTTCACTCATAGCGAAAATAGTATTAGCATTATTGCTGCATAAATTGCAAGTAAGATCAGGTAGGGGACGACGTGTTCAATGTCTCTGCGGAGGTTGTTTTTATTTCCCATTTGTCCAGAGTTCTTTAGCGTACTGAGAAAGCTCTTCAAAAGATTCTGAAACATACTCCCCTTTGATACTGTCTCCCCACCACTTGCCGCCGGGGCTTTCAAGGTAGTAGAGAACGTCTTTCTCTTCCGCGTCATAGCTCCACGACGCCACCTTGGCCTTGTAGATTGCGAGGTGGTCGGTTGGCTTTCCGTTATCATGCCACATCGAGATGGCATAAACCTCAGTGCCTGGCTCATAGGCAAAGATTGTGTACTGTGTCTTCTTTTTCATTTCGTTTGTTTATGAGTTCATAATCTTCTTGAGATACAGCGCAAGGTCGAGCGCCTCCTCGTATGCGTGTTGCAGCCACTCGTCTTTGGTCAGGTCCGTGCGGTCCATTGTGTGATTATACTGAGAAAAACCCTTCTTTTCACGCATAATCATGTCCATAACCACTTCATTGAGTAGGTCTGAGGCGTATTTTATCGGCTTATTGTCGCTTGTATGTCCCATCTGTAGCTTAACCATTTACGTTCAGTTCCCATTAGTTTATCCATCTTCAAACAGTCACTTAAAGCCTTTGTCTTGGCAGATTCAGGACTCTTGGCCTTAGCCCTTGCGTTGTGGACGATCTTCTCGCCGTCCCATATCGTTATCACGTAGTTATTCATGTATCCCGTAGGTTGAGTTTTTCCACACACGCACCTGGTCGCTAGAGAAGTGCCTTATTTCGCCGCCGTTTGACAGCACGACCGTTATCTCGTCATTCTCCAGGAAGCCGTTCGGTGTTATGTAGAGGATGTATCCGTCTCCAAGGGGAGTCGTGACCGGTATAGGACCATTGGGAAAGATCATCTTTGCAGGCCTGAAGAAGTGTTTCAATGTCCGCCTGCCTCATGCTCTTGAGCTGAGGTATGTTCCGGCTCAGCGTCCATGCTATCGCTTGGCTGTCCACCTTCGGATTCCACTCCATTATCCTCTCCGCCAGGTACTCCGTTATCCCCTTCTTGGTTCTTTTCATGAATTAGTTGTTTTATGTCATAAATCCCTTGGTTTACTAATGCCCAGTACTCCACAGGGAGTGTCGCAAGGTTCTGCAAGGTGTCCTCCATCGAGCTTACAGCGTTTAGATATGCGTCCCCGCCGTCCACGTTACCAAGAACGCCAAAGATCGGCATCAGCTCACGCTCTAGCTTGGCAATTAGGTTCTTGGAGTGCATCTTCAGGTCATGCTTGAAGAACTTTAGGTCCACACACTCGTCGTGACACTGCGCGTAGATCTGTTGTGCGCCTAGGGCGGTCACAATCAGTCGTTTTTTTCTTTCTAAATCGTTCATTTCGTTTATTTATGTTGGCAAATATAATACACGCGTGGCAATATGCAAGAAAATTAACATTAATTTGCGCTAAACGTGAATGTAAAGTCGTCCATAATGATCTCGTCTACCTCCTCCATCGACAGTCCGACAATAAAGTCGTCTCCACCACTGCTTACCATGCACAGGTTTTTAAAGTTCATGTATGGACGCACGTTGTCTATTGAATAAAACACAGCCGGCTCGCATTCGAACTTGTCTGGCGTAGAGCCAACCATCTCTGCGATTCTTTTTTCGTCTGTATCCACAACGATCGGAAGGATAACTCTCATGTCATTCCAAATTTACGCGTCTGTAACCTAATGCCCATAAGAACTCGGAGATTTTTCTCCCGTATTCTTCAACATGGCTTTCCTCCCAGTGTTTGAACTCGTGGTGAAGATATTCGTGAATAATTACCTCAAGGTGTTCCTTTGCAGGGAGTCTTGGATCGATCTCAATAAGACCGTCCTCATGGTAAAGGCCACGCGCCCTTTCCCTGCCTAACTTCCTGTATTTGATCCTTGGGTTCTCCATTGCACATCCTGTTATGCAAAATACAGAAAAAAATGTACACGTCCTGTAACAAAAACGTGCATAAAAATGTTACAGCTATTACTTAATCTTGCCGTTCACAATCCGGTAGTTTGTAACCTCAAACTCCTCATTATCAAACACTTTCACGTGTGCAAAGCCGTGAGTAAACTTGTTGATCGGCATATAGTCAGGGTGCAGCTCACACAAACAGGCTACCGACCAGCAGGTCGTAACCTTGCCGTTGATGTTTGGCTCGGTATGCTCCGACGTCTGGTGGTGGTGCCCGCAGATTGCGTTGTCCTTGGCCCGGAGGTAAAGTCCACGGGCAATGTTCACCGGGCTGAACATGCTTGACCCAAACTCGTGACCATGCAGGGCTATTAGCTTGCCCATTCTTACAAGCTGCTTGTCTGGGATGAAGGTAATGTTGAGCTGGTTGAGATGCAGGATGGATTCCAAGGAGAATTCTTCAATCCCAACTAAATCTGACGCGTTGTTGATCAGGTAGTGGTCCCAGCGAATGTCGTGGTTTCCTGCCTTGAAGTATATTGCTTGAGTAGGGAACAGCTTCCGCAGTGTGTAGAGGAACTCCCTTGCCATATAGATTTCAGAAGCGAGGTCTCTCTTGCGCGGGTCTTTTTGGAACCGGCTGATCGCATAGAAGTCGATGAGGTCCCCGTTGATGTAGACCGTGTTGACCTCGTTTTCAAGTCCGTACTTGAGCGCCGCTGTGAGGGCGGGAATGTTGTGATATGGTACGTGAATGTCGGTGAGAAATAGGATATCATTGTGATTAACTGGGAATTTATATGGGCTGTAACTTTTTTCCTTTGAGTCAGGCAACCCTAGTGGGTTACTGTCGGGAATCAGCTCATTAATGATATCCTCGAATGCGTTTGCGATGGCCTTTGGAGTTATCCTGGCCTTCTTTACTGGTTCTACTTTGTTGTTCTTCTTCCAGGAGAGAAACTGTCGTTTAAAAGAGTCAAGTGTGATCCCGGACGTTACGTTATCATACTCTAATTCAATCTTTTTGTTTTGACTAAGGTCTCGCGTGTCGTTTAAGATGTTGCGATAGTTCTGTACGTTGTTTTTCATTAAGGTAGATATTTGCAAATGTAATAACTATCACCATAAAAGCAAAAACCGCCTCGCTTAGGAGACGGTTTTCACAAACGAAATGAATAAAACAAACTGAACTTGCGCTATAAAAGCACAACTCAGCAAATGTATCGACAAACAATTTAGTTTGCTCACTTTCTTTTGATTACGATGACTTTGTGCTTTTTTTCGTTGTCATCGCCTTGCACCTTTATCTTCTTCCACATGTAGTACTTAATTGGAAGGATGGATGCAACGATTAGAAACGAAGCAATCGCAGTTGCGTAGTTCTTCTCCCAAAGGGAAAACACAAACGCGATAACGAACGCAAACAGGAATGCTGTAAGTGTAATGTTGGGAAGTTCCAACATGTAGGCTGGGAATGACTTTTTTAGTTCCAAAATATAAATTGTGATTTTTCGACTTTTTGATTCCTCATGATTACCAGTGTGGCAGGGACGCAAATATACATTATTTTTTCTTCGCCGCCCTCACACACATTGTATGGCACGTACATGATAGACTCAATGGTGTCCATTAGGAAATTGTTTCAAACTTTAGCTTGTCGTACTCTTCAAGGTCAATGATTTTACCATCAAACTTTCCGCGATACGTGCAGTCTACAACCTCGGCGTACCCCTCGCTGTTCCATGCAAGGGCCATTGCCCGGATATGTTTCTTTACGCTGTCAATCGTGTTCAATACCTCAGAGGTCTGAAGTATTTCGTTGTTGTCTCCAATAGTACGGACGCGGTATGCGTTGACCTTCTGTCCGTCTACTGTGCGCTTTGCGTCTTTTATTTCAATTCGTCCCATCTTCTATTTTTTTAAGTTCGTTAAAGTGTCCGCTGATCCAAAGATACATATCATTTCCGGTTAGTTCGTACAGCCTTACGTTAATCAAACGCATGAGAGACTTTTCACGGTCGTATTTAATCTTTGGCTTGTGTATACCCAGCTTGGGGTATTCCATGTCCTGAATGAGGAGGTTATGCCTCAAATTCCGAAGGTGCTGTAACTCGGTCAGCGTCGATGGAGTAGGCGGCAAGTATATCGGGGTTCCGTTCATTTAAAAAGTCTAATAATAGTTCTTGTCTTGTTGGGTCTAGGTCGGCGATGAAGTGTCTTATCTTGTTCCTTCTAGCCGGGTTGTAGTCGTAGTCCATGCGAATGGTCTTCATGGCGTGACAAACGGTGGCGTGGTCTCTGTCTACGATCCTTGCAACCTCGGCAAGGGTTTTAGTTGAACACACCTTGATTGTTGCCATGAACATCTGTCTTGCTAGTACAACGTCGGCGTACCTGTTCCTTCCCTTGATCTCCTTAGGTGTAACCTCGAAGTGTTTGCCAACCTTCTCAAGAATTTCGTTCTCCTGAGGGTTGTCTATCTTATGTAAGTACTCGTAAATTTTTGTAAACTCGTTCCGTTTGTTTACGTGGACAAGGTCCACTAGGTCTTTGAATGTGTATCTCATGTTCGTTTGTTTAAAGCCGTGGCGGGTTTACCTGCGTTTATCCCCCGCCACGACTCTTGGTTAAGATTAGAATGGTAAGTCGTCTCCAGGGTCCTCAGAAGGAGCTATAGCAGCGTATGAGTCTAATTTCTTTACAGAACTCACAGCCTTTACCTGTGGAAGGAAGATGTCGTTGAGGTGCCTCTCAAAGAACTCCTGGCGCTCTGAGTCGTCCCATACAACTTGTCCCTTCACCTTGATCTGTTTCATTTCTGGCATGTTGCCTGGGTTGTCTTTGGTCCATGCCCACTTGATGTCCTCTTGGCCATGGCGCAAATAAAGCATTGTGCGAGTTTTTCCATCAATTTGCTTTGACCACGGAGAAAGAGTAATTTCCTTTCCTGCGTCGATGTTTGGCATACATAAGAAAAAACCTGACGAGTATCGTGAAGACCAAGGCATTTGGATTTGATATTCTTCTCCTCCATCCTTTAGAACTATGCAGAGTTGGTCTCCATATCCTTTTTCGGATACGCGCTTGAATACGTCCGTGATGTGACCAGACAGCGAAGCAAATCGCTGTTCGTACCACACGCTTGTGCCGTCCTTGCTGTTACACTTAATTGAGCCAGCTGTTCCTTCTTGAACTCGCCTAGCAATCTTACCGTCAGATATGCTGAGGTAAGTACGGTTTGATGAACCACCTTGATTTAATCCCATAATTTTTATGATTAATTAATTGATTATATTCGCAAATGTAGCATATATGTTTCTTTTGTGCAAGAAAAAAATTGTTAAATTTATACCCGATATGGTTTTTTTCGTCATTCCCAATCCTCCCTATACCCGTTCGGGTGTCCTGGCTCCTCATTCCATTCCTTTGCTTCTTTAGAATCAGTCCAGTTTCTGTTTGGCTTGATTACAGAGGGCTTTGGCTCTTCGATGTTAGACTGAACGTACTGACCGTCTATGGCTCTCTGCAAATAATCTACTCCATCAAACATAAACCTGCGAGTAGACCTTACAAGTTCAAAGTCAAAGAAACCCTTTATCCCGACGATCTTCTGTCTGCGGATCTTCTTGGAGTGAAACTCACAGAGCGGACTTTCGGGAGCTGTCTGAGCAACAGGCCTGTGGTAGATGATGATGTTGTCCGCCTTGTTGTTCCACATCGCTCCATCTGCAAGGTCGAACACCTCCGGGCATGGGTAGTTTCCGTCGTCTCCCTTCCTCATCTTGTGCGGGTGGACAACGATGTCGAAGTACACGTTGTTCTTCCTTGCAAACCTTGTGCAGTCAGAAAGGAACGTCTCAAGGTACTTGTCGCTTCGACCACCTCCCTTGGTGTAGTCGTTTGCCATCTGATTGAACGGGTCGATTACAACGCGGTCTATTCCGTGCTTGATGATCATGCTTAGGAAGACTTCTTTCACGTAGTCAGGAG